AACTAAAGGTCGGTTTCTTTACCAATGGTCTTGGCTATTTCTCTGACCATTTTTTTAACGCCTGCTTTGTCGTTTAACGCGGTTGCTTTCACTCCGTAGGTATACGCATTGCCCAGGTTAAATACGCTGTGCTCTAACTTGGCAGTCATGGCGTATAGCTTGCCGCCAATCAATTCAGTTAACCGCCATTGGTGCGTATCGAGCAAATGGATAAACTGAGTAAATAGCTGAATAACGTGGCTACGCTCCACGGCATCACGCCCTTGGCTTAGGTGTTTCGCGCCTTCGTCATAAAGCTGGTCAATTAAAAAGGTCGGCCAATCTTGGGTACTAAAGCGCCCTGGTAAACGTTGGTTTTGCGTCACTAACAAAGGCAAGAATTCAAAAGCTGTTTTCCAGTGCCCAAGGTCAACAAGCCAAATCACCACCCAAGCCAGCACCATGTTCTGATGGTCTGTTCCTTGAGCTTGATAGCGGCGTAAATAGTCCAGGTATTGATGGTTCTCAATGGCCTTGGCTTTGTATTCAAGCTTGTCTTCGATGTGTGAAAACTTTTTAAGTTGAGCAAGGTCTGAATCCATTGCCGCTTTGAAGAAATCAAACTCGTCCATGATGCCTTCGGCGCGGCTTGATTCAGTTTCGACAACCTTGCCCTGCTTGACTGTCACTGAGGCAGACTGATCTGGACCACTTGCCCAGTCCACACCGATAATAGAGGCATGGGTTTTACGCTGATTTCGTTTGACTATGCTCATTTCAAAAAACTCTCTGTTTGGTAAATAACTGGCTTACCGTGATAAGCCAGTACTTGATTCATCTACTCGTTCAAATCGGTTAAGACCAAACCCAATGCGCAGGGTTATTCGCATCAAAGTCACCGGCATCAACGGCAGGATCTTTGACCTTATCCAGCTTGACCGAGTCAGCTTCAAAGAAGGCGATCTTTTCCAAGTCATTGATGTAGTAACAATCATTACGTGATTGATAATCTTCGACACGTTTCTTCTTGGCATTATTTTCAATCGAGGTGCGCGTTGAACCTGATTGCACGTAATGACAAAGGTTATCGAACGAAGTGATTAAGATGCCGCGCTCCGGGAAGAACGGCACCTTATACGCCTTCAAACCACCGAATGTTTCAATGATCTGCTCTAGCTCGATCTTGTCTTTTTCACTGGGGGTATGCGCTTGTTTGGCATAGAGCTTGTTCTTTTCTTTGGCTAACAGCTCATCACCAATAATAGCGACTAAACCAATGCGCTTATGGGCTGGAATGGCTTGCAGTAAATCATGCACACCTTGATCAAGGTTTTCATAATCACCGCCTGCGCCGATACGAATTTCACCGTCTTTTTGTTCACCATCGGCAAACACATTGGCGGCATTATCACGACGCACCAGCTGGAACCAACCAATATTCACATCTTCCATCATTGGATAAGTCGCGATATCCGTTACTTTTGCAGCGCTGGTACCATTCCAACCAATTTTGATGATATCCAGTGCAATGGCTTGACGAACGTGAGCACGAAAACGGCTGTGGAAGTCTGGGAACTTGGCCCACATATCCATGCGTTGCCACGTAATGTGGGTATCGCATTCAACCGCATAACAACGATATTCACGGTCAGTTAAACCCAGTGGGTCTTTAGTGCTACGACTTTTAGTTTCATCCGTTTCAACGCCAGCACGACCAGTGACACCGCCACTGATACCCGCCGTAATTGAACTGCCGACTAAATCATCGACCATTTGCGTATCAATGCGCTGTAAGAACTCTGCACTTTGATATACCTGGTCATACAGCGTCTGCTCAATCGACGGCTCAACACTGAACTGCTCTGATACGGAGGCAACCCCGTAATTGACAGCCAATGCAGACACAACCGCGGCAAAAACTTGTGTTGTTTTAAGCTTCATTAATTTGGTTCCTATTGCTAAAAAAGGTTGTGGTATTTGGCATTTTCACCAAGGTGTTCTTCTTCACCATCAGTGGTTGTTGATGCAGGGTCTTTGATTGCATCATTCACGGTTTTAGTCAGCGCGGCAATTTGCTCAGCCAAGCCATTAACTTTGCCATCAATCGCAGAAAAATCAGCCGTCGGTTTATCACTACTGGCATCTTCCTGAGTATCGGTATTCACATCATCTGTCGGTGCAGTGGTCGTATTTTGCTTAGCCAGTAAGTCTTGCGTTGCTTGGGTATTGGCTTTGAGCGCTTGGCTAAATTTAAGCAATGGTTCACCGAGCGCGTCGGTCATTGCGGCGGCAAGTTCTTCGCGGGTCATATCGTCATTGTCCTTTTTAAAATTAAAGAGTTGTTTAAATAGGCTCTTGGTGGGTTTGGCCGTTTCTTCTAACCCTAATGACACCTTTAATAGGTCAGTATCTGAAGGTGTATGATTAGTGTTGTCTTTGTCTTGCTGACTAAAGTGAATACGGTCGGTGTAGGTACTGGCGGGATAATCCGTCACGGCAAGCCCCGTTAAATAGGTTTTCCCTGACTTCATAAAATCACGGTCTATTTCGATACTGAAATAGACGGCTTGGTCAGCTTGGTTCAACTGCACAAATGATGCGTTCGGCGATAGCACGGCGTATAAGACTTTAATACCGTCTTCATTTTTAGCCGTGCTCAGTTCAATCACATCACCTAACATTCCACCTTTAATATCGATGTTGCTAAGGTTCTTCGCTGCCCAACCTGACCAATTAAACTCGTGGTCTAAATTGATACGAGCGCCGTACTTTTTATACTTGTAAGTAGCAACAATATCGTCGATATCTTTCTCTGATATTTCGCGACCATCTACCGTTAACCCCATGGCGGCAATGGCAAGTGGAATAGTGCGTAATTGAGCCATGTAGTTTCCTGTTTAATGTCAAAGTAAATCTAAGTGAGAGCAATTTTGCCCTCTGAACAGGCCTTAATCCATCACATTAAATCCGCTAAATTCCGATCTTGGCGAAAGCGGAATAACACGGAAATCTTGTTAAAGAATTACCTGTTTTAGGGTTATAAACTTGGCGTTTGTTCTTACCAACAGGCCAGTTATGAAACCGAGGACTCCCCGATATACACCCGAAATGATTAAAACGGCGCGTGACCATTATGTTTTTGGTGGACTGACGTTTGATGAAATTTCAGAAATTGACGGTATGCCAAGTGCAAGGTCATTACGACGTTGGGCGGATGATGGCAGCTGGAATGAACTGTGCCCGTCGCTTAATGCCGAGACAGCGATTGCACGGCGTATTGTGTTATTGGCTGATCGCGATAATAAAAGTGACGCGGATTATAAAGAACTCGATTTTCTGACCAAACAGCAATGCGCGTTAAATCAGTCACGCTTGCCCAGTGCCGGTATAACAAAGAAATACGGTAATGCACCTGCAGCTGCTACGCCCCAAAGTGAACAGACAGGTGAACGAACAGGTAAAAGTAAGAAACGTCAGAAGAAGATCAAGAATGATGTGTCGAGTATCACCAAAGAAATGCTCGATACACTCAAAGACAACCTGCTCTACCCGCACCAATTACACTGGTTTGAACATCAGGATCACCGTAGCCGATTCATATTAAAGCCGCGTCAGATTGGCGCGACTTTCTATTTTTCTTTTGAAGCATTTTATGATGCGATTGTTAATGGCCGTAATAAGATCTTCATTTCTGCATCGCGGGACCAGGCAGAGATATTCAAAGCCAATATTATTGCCTTATGTCGCGAACAGTTTGGTATTGAGCTAAGCGGCTCACCACTGACCATGCGTAACAAAGGCAAGACAACAACACTGTATTTCAAATCAACCAATGCCCGTACTGCACAATCAGCATCTGGTGATTTGTATATTGATGAAGTGTTTTGGATCCCGAAGTTTAAAGAGTTACGCAGTCTTGCCCAGGCAATGGCGACCCATAAAGATTTACGGATCACCTATTTTAGTACGCCATCGGTGACGAGCCATGAAGCTTATGATTTGTGGAATGGTCGCTGGTACCGAAAAACTAAGGCCTGTAATGATCCCGAGTTTGCCATTGATGTTAGCCATAAGACCTTAAAGGACGGTCGGCTTTGTGAAGATGGTATTTGGCGTCAAAAGCTCAATGTTTACGATGTGGTGAAACAAGGCTTTGACCGCATTGATATTAGCATTTTGGAAAATGAATATTCGACTGAAGAGTTTAACAACCTCTTTATGTGCAAGTTTATTGATGATGCTCACAGTGCGTTTAGCCTTAAACAACTGATGGCCTGTGTTGGTAATAGCAAAAAATGGACTGACTTTGACCCATCTTGGCCACGTCCTTATGCCATGAAGCCGGTTGTTATTGGTTTTGACCCTGCCCGAACGCGAGACATTGCATCGGTCGTGGTCTTGAGTTTACCGCTTGGCCCTGATGATAAGTTCCGTTTGTTGGAATCACTTAATCTCAGTGGTAACGATTTTGAAACCATGGCTAATGAAATTAAAGAGCTCACGCTTAAATACCATGTTGTGCATATCGGTGTTGATACAACCGGCATGGGCTTGGGTGTGTTTGAGTTAATACAAAAATTCTTCCCGCTGGCGATGCCGATTCATTACAACCCGCACAACAAGAACAAGATGGTGATTAAGGCGCTTAATGTCATTGGCAAAAAGCGATTTGAGTTCGATGAGAATTCGGTGATGGTTGCCAGCAGCTTTATTAATATTCGCAAAAAGGTAGTTGGTGACCAGATTAGTTACGCAACCAACCGTACTGCAGCAACAGGCCATGCAGATATTGCCTGGGCAATCATGCACGCCATGATTTACGAACCATTATCTGGTGACAGCTCGAGCACCAAAACGTCAATAGGATTAGATGCCGCATAATGAATTCAACTAAAAGTACCACGACAGAACCGGTGAAAGAAAAATCTATCGACACCTTTAGCTTTGGCGACCCTGAGCCGTGTTTAGATAATCACATGACCGAATATATCGGGCTTTACGCTGATATGGACGGGTTATATTCACCGCCTGTGAGTTTATCTGGGCTGGTTAAGTTGCTGCGCGTTAATGCTCAGCATGGGCCTATTTTATATTTTAAACGCAATATGATTTTGAAATGGTTTAAGCCTAATACGGTATTAAGCCAGCGCACGTTTAAGAAGTTTGCTTTTGATTATTGCTGGGCGGCGAATGCGTATTTTCAGGTTATTAAAAATGCTTTTGGCAATGTGATTAAGCTAAGGCATTTACCTGCGTTATCGATGCGCTATACCTCGACACCTGGTGTTTATGCCCAGCGCTTAAGTAATGGCAAAGTGCTGCGGTTTAAAAAAGGCGAAGTTATTCACCTGAAAGAATATGACCCTAACCAGGGTATCTATGGTATTCCCCAATATTATGGCGGCATTCAGTCAGCGCTTTTAAACGAAGATGCCACCTTGTTCCGTCGTAAGTATTACAAGAACGGCGCACACATGGGGTTTATCTTTTCGATGGCAGACCCGAATTTGTCGACCGATGATGAAGACGAATTGAAAAAAGCGATCAAAGATTCTCGCGGTGTGGGTAATTTCCGCAGCCTGTTTATTAATAATCGCAGTGGTAAGGCTGATGCCGAGAAGGCAATTAAGATTATTCCGGTAGGTGATATTTCTACCAAGGATGAATTTGAGCGCATTAAGAAGATGACGCTAAACGATATGTTGAGTATGCACCGTGCCCAGGAAGCGCTTAGCGGTCAAACATCCGGTGATAGTCCGGGCTTTGGTGACTTAGATAAAATCACCCGAGCTTATTACAACAATGAAGTGGTTCCTATGCAGCAGGACATGCTGGAAATTAACGAGTATTTACCTGCCCCGCTGCATATTAAATTTGCAGAACCAGCGTATTCCGACTTAAACCCGAGGAGCGAGGATTGATGGAAGAACTGATTGTTTTTATTCGCCAATGGGGGCAACTGTGTTTGTTGTCGTTATTGGCCGCCGCGACGCAAATGTATATGTCTGGTACCCGTATTACTTTTTTTCATTATTTCATGTCGGTGTTGATGGCGATTTTGTCGGCGTACATTGCGGACAGTTTTTGTCGTTGGCTTGGATTAGATGAAGGGTTGAAAACTGGCATTATTGGTATTGCCGCGTATGTAGCGCCGCATCTTTTAACGGGGGTTAATGCCCTGGCAAAAGCAGTATCAAAAGACCCTAAACACTTTTTAGATATTATTATGAGGAATAAATCATGAGTTGGCTCACTTCGTTGTTTAGTTTTATTTCAAAACCGATTGCAGATTTGTCTGGTAGCTATCGAGAGCGTAAACGGATTGCAGCAGAAATGGCGGCATCGATTGCGACTGCAGAAGGTAATCTTAAATTGGCCAAGTTGGATGCGGAAGCAAAACGGTTAGCTAACCAAGAAGGTAACGATGCTGATTATGATCTGCAGGTGCTGAAGAACCGGCGCGAATCGATAATGGATGAAATCATTATTACGGTGTTTTTAGGATTGTTCATTGCCCACTTTATTCCACAGCTGCAGCCGTATATGGCGGCTGGTTGGCAGGCCATGGGTTATAAAGGTGCGCCCTGGTACTTTGAATTTGTGATTGTTGGTATTGCAGTTTCAACGCTTGGGTTGATGCGATTGTTTCGGGCGTTTTGGGGAAGTAAGAATGCTAAAGGGGCTGGTTAACCCTCTTGGTTAATCCAGTTCTGAAACGGTAGTTAAGATTATCTACTCTTTGGCACTGCATATTGAATTTTCAGTGCCAGAGTATTCAGACTTGATGAAGGGTTAAGGGTTTCAGCTTATAACCCCTATTAACTTACTTTATCCCAATCAATTGAGCGGCTAAATGGTGGATACATAGATGTTGAATCTCGAACAATGTACTTGGCAACTAAATCACCGTGTTCATTTAATTGTTCATAGTGATAAGTATCTGTATCCTGACCTTTCTTTGCTTTCCAGTCAGATGCCGTTTGCTTTAGAGTGTGATTGTCAGGAATTCCCATTTTCTGTTTATATTCATCAGACATTTTAAATCCTCTATTATTGATGTAATTTATAATAAATTAGCTTTATGCTACTCATTAATACATATAAGGCTTATATTTTGTATTACAATTGAATGGACAAATATTTGATAAGTAATTGTGATGTCGCATACATAAAAAGTAGTATTAATAAGTAAGTTTTAAGTTTTACATTCTTTCCAATCCAACTCTTTAATCTGCTCAACTACACCTGCCACACCATTCAACCGTTTTAATGCCCGATTAAAGTTTTGCTGTGATACATCATTCAACATGGCAGCATCATTTTCAGCTAGCCCTTTAGTTAAGTGATCGGCCAAGGCGCTTTTAATATTCTCACTACCAATTTTGGTTAGTTGTAACAACAAATTAATTCGTTCTTCTGGCTCTAAACCTTTCGTTAAAAACTTCATAAAATTAACATCACTTAACTGATTGTAGCGAATTAATGTTTATCGCTTAGATAAACCTGAGTGTCCTGTCATTATGTGACAAAACCTGTCACAACTTTGACATTATCGATCCTCAAATGATCGTTGAGATCCTTTCTAGATAAGGCTTGAGTAATATCAGCGTGTCCATCTTAGTGTCAAAAACGTGAAAAAATTGCGAAAACGCGGTAGGCGAAGAGGAGTGAATTTATCGTGGGCTCGCCCGCACGATTAAATATTTCTCCTAGCCGTCAGCAATGGCAATGTATTGTAACGAACATTACATACAGCTGTATAAAACAACAGTTAAATATCGTATAATTTACAGGTCAGTATGTGAATTAAGTGGATGTTTTATGCGAGTACTTTGCCCAGAGTGCGGCGTTAAAAGCCGCATCCAGAAAACGAATAGAATTTCGAATAGCTACACAGATTTATATTGCAGTTGTAATAGCGCTGAGTGTGGTCATTCGTTTGTAATGAATCTAAGTTTTAGCCATACGCTAAGCCCATCAGCGAAAAGCTCAAGTCAGTTAGCCTTTGAGTTATTGAGAACCCTAGCCCCTACTCAACAGCAAGAACTTAAACAGCAACTTTCAATGTTGTAGATAACAAAAAGCCCTCAATTTGAGGGCTCAATAAAATTCTATATGTTATATGATTTATGATTTAAGAAATTGCTTCAGCATCTTTTAGCATCTGGTTCTGAGCTTCACTAGCTCTTCTAATTACTTTTGTATAAATTTTCTTTTTGTCCGCAGACGATGTATTCTGAACAAAATCAGATAAGCTTGTTTGCGCAACTTTTTTATTCTTAAACATTTTCAACATATTAATTATCCTTCTACGCTATCAGATGGCTATCAGATGGCTTATTATTCGATAATACCAAAGCTTTCACATCCTCGCGAGTTCTTTTTACCTTTAAATGATGGTCTATTATTTGAATATTCGCATGATACTTCCGTACTGAACCATCATTATTTTTGATTAGAAGATCAACACGTACTTGTTTTTCATATTTTTTTTTAATTTCATCAACCACATTTTGAGAGCCAAAGAACTGTTCTACAAATGTTTCAGGTAGAATTTTTCGACCTTCAATTTTTTCTCTTGCTTGGACAAACTCCCATGCTAATTCAGGTTCTTGATAAACAAAAATGATAAGAACACCCCGATTTCTTTTTAAAGCTCGGTCAATATTTCGTTGAGCTATACTCAAATTGGATAATGTTCCATCTAAAAAGAAACTTTGATCATTCTGAAAAAGTAAATCGAGGACCTTTTCAACTATAGGTGTAATTCCTCTTTGGAATAAAGACGAGTTTGAACCATTATAATCTGGAAATTGCTCACGAAGTTCATCGGGATCTAAACGAATGATATTACCCCCAAGATCTTCAACAAGATATTTTGATACTTCTGTTTTACCTGCACCCGGAGAACCTGCCATAAAAACAGAAACAGGGTTTTCTTCAGGCGGGTACTTTTTTTTGTCTGTTAAACGCCGAGCTATTGCGGTTCTGTTCTTTTTTGCAAATGCGATTGCATCGCTTATTATTTTATCAGACATATATCCTTTACTCTTAATTGTAAGTTAAACAAACGGAAGCGTACATCTTTGCTGCATAAAAATTATAATGATCCAGCTAATTATCATTCTAGCTAATTTATCTTCTTCCTCAAACACTTAATATCACAATCACCACTCAAAATACCCATGCATCTTGTCATTTCTTGCATGCGTCGTTGCATTTGGTTCATATCACGTACAAGCTGCCTTGCTGCTTCAGCATAAACTAACGACTTACCACTGATCCATAGGCTGTAATTTAGAACCATACCCATCAACGGTGATTAAATAGCGAGTCATATTGGATTCTAAGCTTAATTCTGTGATGATGCTGTCGATAGATTAGGATTTGTTAACTGATTGTAGGTTGGTTTCTTTGTCTAAAATATTTAATACCCAGTGGCGGAAGTCTTTGGCCGTCGCAGTTCGGGCGAATATGTCAATTAAATGGGCACCTATTAAAGAGAAAATTAGTTCTGATTTTTTATAATTTCCTGAGGTCACCGAATTGATGACCTCAACCATATGTCTTTAACTTCCATATTTAATTCTTATTACAAACAAGTAAATCACCACAGCATAATGCATAGTATTCACCTGATAGTTCAGCCAAGATCACCGATTTTTGCCCAACAGAATATTCACTTAAGTCTTTCTCGAAAATGCCTGCATCAGCATTTTCAACACCAGCTTTGATTTCACTAACTACAGCACTAATCGTGGACATATCGAAGATGGCCATGCATACCACATCCATTCTTTTCTGCAGTTCTCTTACAATATCCTCTTCAGTTTCTGGTTCACCTGGGTTACCAAAACCTGCAAAGAAATCGCTAAATTCTGAATCTACTAAATTTTTAATTTCCTGTAACATGTTTAACTCCATTGTTAGTTAAGCCGCAATGCGACGTATTTGAGGTAAATTAGACTCAACAAGGGCTTGCGCTACAGGTGGACATACCGCATTGCCACATCTTGCCACCTGTTTAGCTTTCGATAATTTCTTACCTGTACTGTCATGACTAATAAGATAACTATCCGGGAACCCTTGAGCTGCGAACAATTCATGTGGTTCAAGCATTCTCATACCTATATCAATAATTTGATAATCTTCACCTTTAATAGTGACCAAACCAAAACGATCCCGAGTGGTAACTGTATGCAATGGCTTATCACATCGATGTGCATTACCGGTACCATAATACTCAACTAAAAATGCTCGAATCTCACCAATGTGAAATCCGCCCGCTGAAATGGTATGCACAGGTTCATCAGTACAGTGTCCAATATTAGTTCCACGAAGTTTAACTATATGACTAGTAACTAATGCAAAGTGGCCACCTTTCACTTTGGCGCAAATTGTTCTTAGTGGTTCATCTGCAGGCATATTTCCCTGGCTAGATGCATTCGCATGTTCGGTAATAAATGGCATTGAACATTCAGCCGGTACAACAAAAGGTTTATCTGAATTGAATATAAATTTATCTAACCCCTTAGCTATTCTTTTCATCGTATTTTCTGCTAATGGGCGCTTTCGATTAAAAATCGATTTAACAGGAATGTTCCAATCGATAATGTCTGCTGCCGTTTTATAAGATTGCAGCCCTTTACCATGCGTAGGTTCTGGCCATTCAATAGGCTGGCCGTCATTTCGAGCGACTAAAAACAAACGTTTTCTGATAGTTGGCGCCCCATAATCACAGGCTGATAATATTTTCCATTCAACCGAATAGCCTAAACCCTTTTCGATAGTAGATAAGTCAAAATCATCACCTAGAGCATATCTAACATCTCCGATAGCCGGATGGTCTAGAGATAGACCCGTTGATAACGCGGCAACAAATGCATTGAATGTTTCACCTTTTCGCTGCTTACACGGTTTACCATCAACCACTGGTCCCCAAGTTAAAAATTCTTCCATGTTTTCAAGCATGATCATTCTTACTGGTACCAAAGCAGCCCAGCGAACAGCAACCCAAGCTAAACCTCGAATGTTTTTATTTACTGGTGTTGCACCTTTAGCTTTTGAAAAATGCTTACAGTCCGGTGAAAACCAAGCCAAACCGACTGGACTACCATTACATGCATCCACCGGCTCAACATCCCACACCGATTCACAATAATGTTTTGTCTCTGGGTGATTCATTTTGTGCATATCGATAGCATCTTGGTCATGGTTAATTGCAATATCAACATATCGGTTTAAACCTAACTCCATACCAGTAGAAGCACCGCCACCACCTGCAAAGTTATCAACAACAATTTCACCTGGTCTAAGCATTCTAAATTCCTTATTTAATGTCATTATTTGATTCGTCCGGATATATCCAATTGATTAACCCCAATCCCAGCTTTCCCAGTCTTCCCAACCAGGTATGTAATGAGATGTATCTTTAATTTCAGTTTCAGGACTGTTCCAACCATCCCAAATATTGGTTTTTTCTGGCTTAACATCGATCAGTTCTGGCGGGTGATATTGATTCTCGGCGTAATAGCCTTGCCTCAATTTCACGACATGGTCTTTATCAACTCTGATTTGGGCACCTTGGCCCATAACATTGACCAGGTGATCATCTAAATGAATACCGCGTCTTTTCAACAGTGCTTTAATTCCAGTATTTAATCTGTCGCGTCTGGAGGGCGTACAGTTAGTGACAGAACTCCAAGAAGACCCTTCGGGCCAGTTCAAAACCTCAGCACCTTCGGTGCTACTGGTGCTTGCCTCACTATCGAGCAATGCCTGTGACTTGGGTTGTATCGTCCACTTGCGTATGCGCGTTTTAACGGCTTCATCACCGACAACGTGAAAGCCTTGGATCTTAGAAACGAACTCACCATATTCATTGCCCATTTCTGCCGTGTCATAATCATTACGAATGAGTAAATCTTTACGAGATACAAACGGTCCACCCTGCGCCATTACATATGCAGCAAAATCGCCTTTATCAGCCGCTTTCATTGCGTCAGATGCGGCAGCTGCATTGGTTTTTAATTCAGGCTTGTACTTATCGGTGATCACTTCCCAGCGTTGTAATGAATTCATTGCTTCATAATTTAAACGTGGGCCGTGAAAATTTAGCTGCGGACCCATAAACATTAGGTTTTGGTCTGGGAATAATTCGTTGAATAAATTGTGTTGTTGCTTGCTACTTAACGTAGTTACAAAGCTTTTAAATGCGTTTTTATCGTTATTAGCATAACGACGTAATTCACGATAAGTGGTAACTGGTGCACCACCAATAGGCTGAAACTGACGGATACGCCAACGACTTGCCCAGGCAGTAACATACGCGGCCATTTCTCGTTGGTCACGGCCTGTTTCATCATCAAGTTCGCCCTTCATGCCATAGCCATCAATATTCTTACTGATGTATTTAGCGATGTAACCCGTTGCGGTACCTTTGCTTGGGTCCATCATTTTCACATCACAACGTGGGCGATAATCCAATGGGCCAACAATTGGTTTTCTGTAAACCTTTGGGCACAACTCTGTTATTTCTTCATCAATTGCATAACCAATGAAAATTTCGCGGATACGATCAACATGCTCAGGTTGCATGAACATGAGTAAATGCCAATGTGGTGTGCCATCATGATGCGGTTCTGCAACACGCATACCGAAAACAGGTAACTCTTCACGTTTTAGTTGCGCACGTATTCTTGCCCATACTTTGCATAAATAACGCTGCGCGTCCTTCGGGCTGTTCCCCAGCCATTGATCAACAAAACCACCTTTCTTACGGGTGTTATGATATTTAGATGGTGCGGTCAGCGTTAGAAATAACCCTTCACAACCGATTGCGGTTGCAATACTTTGATACCCAGCCATACGTACCATTAATTCACAACGTCTGATCGCAGGGTTCGCGGTCGACTTGTAGAACATGTCATATAGGGCAATTTCTTCTCCAGAATCTTCATCAAAGATAGACATACCTTTTATGAAATCTCTGTTACGTTGCTTTTGGTTTTTCCACTCATGCATGCAGTCGCGTGAGCAATATGGGCTTGCCGCTTTCTGCACTTGGCCAACGGCAATCGCAAGGTGTTCTCGCATAGTCATGCGCTTTGTATTTAACTTGTTTTCCCAAGCACGTTGGCAAACTAAACGTAAAATTCCACATTCCGCTTCTGATTGATGTAAACCATCGTTCCTGTTGTACGGCGGTGTATAACCAAATGATCTACATTCGTCTTGCAGACTCTCAAATACAGCAACAATCATGTTGGCGTAATCTTTATGGTTGGCTTTTTCGCTTTCAATTAGGGGTTCTAGTTTGCCAGCAAAAAAATCAGCAAATTGCTGACTTAGTTTCTTTATTTCACTTTTGTCCATTTCAGCTAATAGCTTTTCGCGTGACAAGTCATTGCTGCGAACATAGGCATTTCTAAATGTGAATTGTCGTCTGTATTGATCGAGTACTTTTTGTAGACGAGGATTTATATCTTTTCCGACTGTTTTTAGCAGGTATAAGTTGGCAGCAGAACGACCTTTTTGCTTAAAGATTTTATTATATCGTTCAGCAAAATAGCGGCTAAGGTAATGCGGCATGTCACCAAAGAACTGCTTACGCCATTCGTGGTCTTCAATATCGGGGTTAACCTGGAACATCGCATTTTCAATTAACGACATTTCAGGTAGTTGAAATTCTTTGTCTGGCGCGGGCGTTCGGGTAGGTTTGCGACTGCAGTCTTCCCCACGTTCAATCATTTCAATAATTGTTTTACGGCCAGATAAATACTGGGCTTTATTTGCAGCGGCCATCAAAACGGGACCTCATCTTCGTAGTCATATACGTCACTTTTTTTTTCAAAACTAGGCAAGCAATCAGGGCCCGCATTAAAGAATTTCTCAATAGCATCATGACTAAGCTTAAACTGGCTCCGATGAATATCAGATGCGCTACGAGTTAACCGTGGAAAAAATATATTGCTGACACAACTCAACATATTACTAAAATAGTTATTTACAATTACACTATCAATGCTATACCACAACGATGTAGCTTCTTCACATCCAGCTCGTCCCAGACGATGACCGCGATAAAACGTCTTCCACATTTGCTGCGGTGTTGCTGTTATATTGATATTTCCTAAAGTCTTTTTATATTCAGTAATCCACTCAGCTTTATTATCAGCGGCTTGCTTTAACTCTGAGCGGCGTAATTCAGAAAGAGTAAGGTGTCTTGTCAAAGGCCCAGGTATGTACATGGCTTGCTCAACCATCTTAATTGCATCACCTAAATCAACAGCATGTTTATTAACACTGGTATGCGTTGCTTTAAGAATAATTCTTACAAGATAGAGAACATTAGTATCGTGACCTTTTTTTTCATGGGAAAAATCAGTTCTGGCAATGCGATAAGCCATATCCCAGAAAGCACGATATGCTTTTGAGCGTGCGACTCTAAGCGCTTCACAATTTTGCTCTAGTGAAAATCCTACAGTTATCGTTCTCACGTCATCTTCTTCACAAATACCATTACAAATAAAATTAAATTCATCATCCAATGTATGTGTTATATAAATACGACTTGCACCAAGACGTTTAAATTCATTTCTTAACCCTAAGAAATCATTAAACTCTGATTGCCAAAGATGGATAAGGGCCGTTCCTTTGCCGTTATCTTCTTTAAATACGCAAAGTTCACCAATGCAACCTTTAGATAAGTGCACATTAGGAATACCATTGTTTAGATACTGCTTAACATTTAGATAAAATTCATCAAAGTTAAATTCTTGTTTTACTTGCATCTTAGCCTTCCTTATCCGTATCTGTTTTAATAACCGTGGTTTCGCCCTGAAAATACATATTTTCAAATTCAAAGATGTAACCGCCGTTTTCATCATCAAAAACAAAACTGTCAATAAAGTCTTCTACAATTTCCGTAAAGTCACTTCTTGGCATAATGTCGGTTTGGTCAACAGCCAGTTTTCGTACTGCTTCATGCAAATATTCAGTGAGATCTTCACATGGGTAGCCGTCAATAATTGAACCTGCAAATTGGTCAAAAATATCAATCATTTCTTGTTCGTTAATTTCATGTCTAACAATCATGGTTAAGTTTCCTATTAGTAATTTACTTTAAATCTAACGATCGTAACGGGCGCTAATTCATCAATAGTTTGCTTATAACAACGTTCCAACTCTTGGATTAAATCTTCCTCGCAATTGAAACCATCAGAAATAGCATCAGACAAACCGACTCGACAAAATCTAACATGGCGAATTTCTATAATATCCGCCGCTATTGATTCTTGCGTCTCATTGTTAAACAAGTTCACTGCTGCAAGTTCAAATGACTTAATTCCGAGTCGGATAGTAGTGCTTTTACCCGCTCTCAATCTTTTAAAATTTGAGTTGTTAAACGTTAATTTCTGCATCAAAGTTTCCCATCTTAAAGTTAA